AAACAACCGCCATCTCAAGTTATGTTGCCAATGCAGAACCAAACAATTTCTGCTCAAGCATTTCCATTACTTGAATACTTAGACACAGTTAGAGAAACAAGAACTGGTGTTACAAGATACGCACAAGGATTAGACGCTGATAGTTTAAATAAAACTGCAACAGGAATTAATACTCTAATGACGCAAACACAAATGCGTATGGAGTTGATTGCTAGAATATTTGCTGAGACTGGTGTTAAAGAATTATTTGAAAAGATTTTTGAATTAACAGTTAAATACCAAGAAGTAGAAAGATTAGTACAATTAAATAATGTATTTATTCCAGTAAGACCAACTGAATGGAAAGATAAATATAATATTAATATTGTAGTTGGATTAGGTTCTGGTTCTAAAGAACAACAATTAGTTATTTTAAACAGTATTCTTGAAAAACAATTACAAGCATTTACTTTGCAGGGTAATAAAGAATATCCAATGGTAACGTTAAAGAATATTTATAATACGTTATCTAAAATGATTGAAAATGCTGGTCTTAAAAACACAGAGAATTACTTTGTTAACCCAGATGTGGGTATGCAGTATGTTCAACCACCGCAAGCACCTGCTTTAACGCCTATTGAAAAGATTGAATTCACTAGAATAGATAGTGAAAACAAGAGAAAACAAGCTGACTTAGAATTACAATTTAAAGAATTACAACTAGATAGTTCAAAAATGCAGCTTGACTTTCAAACAAAAATGAAAGAATTAGAGTTAAAGTATAATACACAGATTGACGTTGCAAAATTACAAGGAGAAGTTAATTTAACAAAAGCTAGATTAAATAATGCTTCTAAAAATTTAACAGCAGCTCAAAAAGCAACACAAGAATTTGGACAACAGGTACAGGAATTAAATGCAACAACAGGATCAGGCGAAACTCCAATCGGAAGTTAGTAGATCGGAAAAAGCAAAGTTGGTTTTACAAGAACCAATATTTGTAGAAGCAATTGAAACTTTAAAGAAATTATATTCTCAAAGTTTATTAAACACAGGTGTTAATGAACAAGATGCTAGAGAAAAATTATGGCTAGCATTTCAGATAGTTCAAAAAGTTGAACATCATTTTATTGAGATTATGGAAACTGGAAAACTTGCTAAAAAACAATTAGAAGATTTCAGAGCATCCATTGAAAAAAAAGAATTCTAATAATAAAAATTAGGATAGGTCAACCGCTTTATAGCGGAACTTCAACTAAAAGGAGACAATATGTCAGAGTTAAAAGCCAACCCTGTTAAGGGAGCTGCGTCTGATTTGCAGATAGCTGCGAAATCAATTACAGGATTGCTTAATCCGCAAACTGGAAAGATTAACGAAAAAAAAGCTGAGGTTGTAAAACCAGAAGCTAGAAATGAATTTGAGCAAGAAGCTCCAGTTCAAAAACAAGAACAAGTCGTTTCTGAAGAACCAATAAACCAGGAATCTGAATCAGATCAACCTGAGGTTACAGATGAAATGCAAACAGAAACAGAACAAGAGACTAGTGATGTTTCTGAAACTGACGTATCTCAAGAACAAACAGAAGATATTCAGAAAGAACCTGATTCCACCTTTACTGTAAAAGTAGCAGGTCAAGAATTAAAGGTTACCTTAGATGAATTAAAAAAAGGTTATTCCAGAGATGCTGACTACCGTAGAAAGACAGAAGAATTATCTTTTGAAAAAAAGCAATTCCAGTCTGAAACGGAGCAACAAAGGCAAGACTATTCCAAACGTATTACGGAATTAAATCAAATACTTGCTTTTACACAACAGCAATTAAACTCAGAAATCAACAATGTTGATCTGAATAAATTGTATGAAGAAGATCCTGTTGAAGCTACAAAAGTAGAACGTCAAATTCGCCTTAAAAAAGAGAAGATGATGGAAGCTGCTAATAAGCTACAACAAGAACAACAAAGACAACTAAGCAGTTATGTACAAGAGCAGCAAAGAATCTTGGCAGAAAAAATGCCAGAATTTAATGATGCTCAAAAAGCTAGTACAACTAAAAACAATTTAAGAAATTTTTTAAATTCTTATGGATTTAAAGATGCTGAGATTGGACAAATCTATGACCATAGAATTGTTATGTTAGTTAATGATGCTTTAAAGTATCGTAACGTTAAGAATGTCAAACCTGTTTCAGCTGCGCAAGCATCTAAGCCAGGTAAGTTTTTATCTTCAGGTGTGAAAAAAGACAGCAATGATATGAACTTCCAAAGACGTAAGGAAAAGTTAGGTCGTCTCAAAAAGACAGGCAATGTCAAAGATGCCGCAAGTATCTTTTATGACATTATAACTAACAAAAAATAAAAGGAAAAAAAATGGCTATAGTATCAGGCACATTTACAAAGTACGATGCGATTGGACTTAGAGAAGATCTTTCAGATATTATCTATAACATATCGCCTACAGACACTCCTTTCATGTCTAGCATACCGCAAAGTAAAGCGACTGCTGTAACACATGAATGGCAATTAGACTCATTAGCAGCAGCTAGTGGATCAAACGCACAAGTAGAAGGTGATGAAGTAACATTCTCTACTCCTACTGCGACTACAAGAAAATCTAACGTTACTCAAATTTCAACTAAATCAGTTGTTATTTCTGGAACATTAGAAGCAGTTAACAAAGCCGGAAGAAATTCTGAGCTTGCATACCAAATCTCTAAAGCATCAAAAGAGCTTAAGAGAGATATGGAAACATCACTTCTAGCTAATACAACTGTAGCAGCTGGAAGCACATCATCAGCTAGAACTTTAGCTGGGATTGTTTCTTGGTTAAAAACAAACGAAAGCACTTCAGGAACTGCTCCAACTACTTCTGGTACAACTACTAGAACTAATGGAACTCAAAGAGCTTTCACAGAGGATCAATTAAAATCTGTTATCAAACAAGTGTGGGATAATGGTGGCGACCCTTCAATGGTTATGGTTGGTTCTTTCAACAAACAGAAACTTTCTGGATTTACAGGTGGATCTACAAGATTTGACCCAGCTGAAAATAAAAGATTAGTTGCTGCAGTTGATGTTTATGAATCTGATTTTGGTGCTTTACAAGTAACACCAAACAGATTTCAAAGAACTAGAGATGCTTTAATTATCACTCCAGATCTTTTTGCTGTATCTTACCTAAGAGATTTCTCTTTAGAAGATCTTGCAAAAACTGGTGATGCTATGAAGCAATTCTTAGTTGCTGAATATACTCTTGAATCAAGAAACGAAGCTGGTTCAGGAATTGTTGCAGACTTAACAACATCATAATATAATACTCATGGGGGGGAATAGTCTCCCCCATGAACAAACAATTTTGTTTGGTCTTTGAAGTCTTAAAGGCGGAACGAAGCAAACATAGGAAAAAAAATGCGAACACTTAATGACTACTTTTTAACTGCTAGATTAGCTGACGTATCAGCTGCTAGTTCAGTTAACATTGCTGTACCTGATGATGGAAAAATTATTGAAATTTTTTCTGTATTAGGCGGAGCAATCACAACAGCTAATTCTGTTGTAACAACTGCTATAAATGGAACTACTGTAACAGGTGGTGGATTTACAGTTGCTTTTTCAGGATCTGCCGCTGGAGACATTGATACTGCTGAACCAACAGCAAATAATAATGTTACAGAAGGGCAATACATAACTATTACATCTGATGGTGGATCTTCAACGACTCAACCACTAGACATAACAGTTGTTATAAGAAGATAATTATAGTGGGGATAGTAATATCCCCATTTAACTACGGAGAAACAAATGGTTAAAAAAAGAAAACAATTAAGTTTAGATGATAAAATTGATAGTATCATTGATCTCTTAGAAGATTTAAGATACGAACAATCAAACAAGGAGTGTGAAAATTGTCAAGACAATGACGATGATGACACAAATATTAATGATGAAGATGAGGAGAACGAATAATGTCAGGTAATAGCACAGATCCAGCTTTTGCAGTAGTATCAAATGAAAACGTAGCATACACAGCAACAGCTGCTGCTAGCGCTGCATTTGGTGCAGGAATAAACCATATAAGATTATCAGCTACAACAGCTTGTTTTTATAAAATAGCAGGTACACCAGTTGCAACATCTAGTGATACATATTTGCCAGCTAACGTAATTGAGATTATCAGAGTAAATCCAGGTCAGAAAATTTCTTTCATAAGAAGTGCTACTGATGGATCTGCTTCTGTTAGTCAAATGTCTAAATAGTTTAAATAAAATTTAAACAAGTTAGACTATGAATAAGATAGTTGAGAAAGAAGGATTAGTAACTACTACCTATCACTCAGATGATAAGGGAATAGTTATTGAAAAAAATTTAGATTATAAACCAATAGTAGAGCATAATAAAAAATTATACACTCATAACTCTGGTTATTCTAAGTCAAGAGAATTAAAAAGAATTGCTTCAGTTCCAACACTTGTTTTAGAAATTTGGGCAAAAGAATACAATGGAAGCAATAATTGGTTTGCATTGCCAAAAGATGTTCAAAATAAAATAATGAAAAAAAAATTAAACAGTTCTGAATTTTTACTTTTTAGAACAGCACCAGGTAGATTATAATGGCACTCTCAACATACACAGAATTAAAATCAACAATTGCTAATTGGTTAAACAGATCAGATTTAACTTCAGAGATAGCTGAGGATTTTATTGTTCTTGCCGAAGCTGACTTTAATTCTAAATTAAGAATACGTCAGATGCATAGTCAAACAACAATTACAATTGATTCAGAAACAGAAAGCACACCAACAGGATTTTTACAAGTAAGAGATTTTTACATATTAAGTAACAATGATAAGTATGCGTTGAATTATCTTAGCCCACCTCAAATGGATTCTATTAAAGGAACATCTATGTCAGGGCTTCCAGTAGCATATACTATATTAGGATCAACATTTAGATTTACTCCAAGACCAGCAGATTCTTATTCTGGTATATTAAATTTTTATAAAAAGTTTGATGCTTTATCAGTATCTAACCCTTCCAATTATATTTTAACAGATCACCCAGCTATTTATTTGTATGGAAGTTTATTTCATGCAAGTAATTTTCTTGGTGGTATTGACCCAAATCAATCTCAACAATGGTCGCAAATGTATCAAACAGCTTTAGAAAGAGCTGAATTAAATGATAGAGAAGATCAGTTTTCAGGATCGCCATTACAAATTAGATCTGATGTAACTGTATCATCTCCATTTAATAGAAGATTCGTTACAACAGTAAGTGAATAATTAATATGCAATTACCTTTTGGTGAATGGTTACCAGATCAACCTGAACACTTGAATCCAGGAGCAAACGTTGCTAAGAATGTTTATTATGCTTTACAAGGTTATAAACCATTTAAAAGTTTGGTGTCTTACAGTTCTAATGCGATGGCAACAGACGCTAGGGGTGCTGGTTCATTCAGAGACAATACTAATACTGTTTTTAATTTTATTGCAACTAACGATACTATTTACCAATTAACCTCAGGTGCATTTACTGATGTAGGCGCATCAGGATTTCTTTTAAACAATTCATTCTCAACTTGCACAATTACAGTTTCTGATTATGCGAATATAACTGCTGGCAAAACAATTACTTTAACTAAAAATAATGGAACGTCAGTAGTATTTACTTCTACTCTTGGTTCTCCTGGTGCATTAGAATTTCAAGTTCAAACAAATAATAATACAACAGCTACAAATTTAAAAAATACTATTGATGCTCATGCAGATTTTTCTGCAACTGTAGTTGGTGCAGTCGTTACAGTAACAAGAGGTGCTGTAGGCAGAGATAATTTAACAACTGTTTCTACTGATACCGTAAGATTAACAACCACAAACTTTACTGGTGGTACTCCTTTATCAGGTACTAATACAGATTTTATTACATTCACACAATTTGGAAATTACGTTATAGCAAGCAATGGAGTTAATGCCCCTCAATATTATTTAATGGGAACATCTACAAACTTTGCAAATTTATCAACTATTGCTACAGACGGAAGTCCACCATTATTTAGAGTATCAGGAGTTATTAGAGATTTTTTAGTTACAGGAAATATATCCGGAGCAACAAATAGAATTCAATGGTCTGGAATAAATGATATTTCAACTTGGACAGAAGGTTCAAAATCAGCAGACTTTCAAGATTTACCAGGATCAGGTGGAAGAGTTGTTGGAATTACATCAGGCGAAATTGGTTATGTATTTAGACAAAACCAAATTATTCGTATGGACTTTGTAGGCGGAGCAACTGTATTTAGATTATCAGTTATCTCTCCAAACAGAGGTGCAGTTTATGGAAAAACTATTTGTCAAGATAATAGAAGAGTATTCTTTTATGCTGATGATGGATTTTATCAAATAGATGGAGATAACATTATAGCAATCGGCGCTGAAAAAGTTAATAGATTTTTTGACGGTAATTTAAATAAAGCATTTACAGATAGAATAGTTGCAGCTGTTGATCCGTTTAATCAATTAGCGATGTGGTTATATCCATCATCTAGCAATACTGCAAACACAACAGGTATTTGTGATAAAATTTTAATTTATAATTATGCAACTCAAAAATGGTCTTTAGCAGAAGCTAGTGCTAGCCAAATATTTTCACAATTTGTTGGAGCTTATACTGTTGAATTAATGGATATTATATCTCAAAACTTAGAAGATATAAATATTGCATTAGACTCAGATTTCTGGTCTGGTGGACAGTTATATTTAGGTGGTATTACTAATGATTACAAAGCAGCAATCTTTTCTGGTAATCAATTAGAATTTGAAATAGAAACATCAGAGCAAGAAGTATTTCCAGGTG